GGAGAAAGAAAGGATTTGATAATGAATTCAGTAAAACTGATAACCGCGACACCCAACGCAGAGGAGACGATGGGTTACGTAGCGAGAGTGAGCAACCCCAAGAATCAGGAAAATCCTGATGTCGCAGGACTCCTTAAGTATTGTATCAAGCATCAACACTGGTCTGTATTTGAACAGGCACACATGACTCTAGAAGTAGAAACAACTAGAGGTATTGCTGCTCAGGTTTTAAGACACAGATCATTTACTTTCCAAGAGTTTAGTCAACGCTATGCAAATACTAATTTACTTGGAGCAATACCTGTACCAGATTTACGAAGACAAGATAAAAAGAATAGACAGAATAGTATAGATGATATCCCCGAAAAACAAACGTCATTCCTACAGAAAGAGATTGCTGCCTATTTCGCTGAGGGAATTGACTTATACAATGAACTCATACGTGAAGGTGTTGCAAAGGAATGTGCGAGATTTGTTCTCCCGTTAGCAACACCAACCAAGATCTATATGACGGGAAGCGTACGTTCTTGGGTTCACTACATAGATTTACGTAGTGCACATGGAACTCAAAAAGAACACATGGACATCGCTAACGATGCAAAGCGTGTATTCTGTGAACAATTTCCTATTTGTGCCGAAGCTTTGGAGTGGAACTAATGCCAACATATCCTGTAAAAAATTTAAAAACTGAAGAGAAGAAAGAACTTCCATGACCATGAAAGAATATGAGCAGTGGAGAAAAGATAATCCAGACTGGGATAAAGACTGGTCTGAAGGATGTGCTGGCCTCGGAGAGGTTGGTGAGTGGAGAGACAAACTAATCACTCGCAATCCAAGTTGGAATGATGTTCTCCATAAGGCATCTAAATCTCCTGGCTCTAGAGTTTCTAAAATCAACAAGTAATGGCAAGAAAAAAAGATTCTCCTATCGGTGTAGGAATGACGGCTAAACAGATGAAAAGAAAAAGACCTATCAATGCCGATCTTCTAAACAAGATTGAGCCTATTACAGATAACCAAAAGACACTCTTTGAAAATTACAAAGAGGGTAAAAATATTTTCGCCTATGGTGCTGCTGGAACAGGTAAAACTTTCGTTGCATTATATCTTGCATTGAAAGATATTCTTGATCAACACACACCTTATGATCAACTTTATATTGTAAGATCTCTTGTCTCAACAAGAGAGATTGGATTTTTGCCTGGCGATCACGAAGACAAATCTTTCTTGTATCAGATACCATACAAGAATATGGTTAAGTACATGTTTCAGATGCCTACCGATGCGGACTTTGAGATGTTATATGGTAATCTAAAACAACAGGATACTATTAAGTTCTGGAGTACATCATTTATTCGTGGAACAACCATTGATCAAGCGATTGTGTTAGTGGATGAGTCACAAAACTTGAATTTTCATGAATTAGATAGTATAATAACAAGAGTAGGAGAGGATGCTAAAATTATTTTCTGTGGTGATGCAAGTCAAACAGACTTACAAAAAACTAATGAGAAGAATGGTATTCTTGACTTCATGAAGATTATCGAACAGATGCCTGAACTATTTGCAATGATTGAATTTGATGTCAATGACATTGTTCGTTCTGGACTTGTAAGAGATTATCTTATTAAAAAAATGGCTATGGGTATGTAATGTTCGTAATTGAAAATCACTTAGGTGAACTAGAACTTGAGGCAAAACAGACTGATGGACTTCGCCTATATAAGTTACCTAATGAAGATTGGGTTCCTTCTATCACCTCTGTGACAAGTTTCTATAATCGAGAGGTGTTTCGTAAATGGAGAGAAAGAGTCGGGAATGAAGAAGCAGATCGTGTCACAAAAGAGGCAACTCGCCGTGGTACGGACTTTCATGAGGCTGCACAAGCCTATCTTGAAAACAAAGAGTTAGATTGGAATGATTACCAACCACTGACTCAGTTTATGTTTCACAGTGCTAAGTCTAGTTTAGACAAGATAGGAAAGATACACGCAATAGAACGCACACTTTATTCTGAATACCTTGGTCTGGCAGGAAGAGTCGATTGTATCGCCGAATATGAGGGCGGACTCGCTGTTATTGATTTTAAGACCTCGAAGAAGATTAAACCAGAAGAATGGATTGAACAATACTTTGTTCAAGAGGTTGCATATGCCTGTATGTATTATGAACTGACTGGAATTCCTATCCAAAAACTTATCACAATCATGGTCACACCAAACGGTGAGGTTAAGGTTTATGATAAAAGAAACAAAGGTGATTACATTAAATTATTGGTTAAATATGTCAAAAACTTTATCGAAAACCGAATGGTGGTTAATGGGTGACATCAACAAAGCTCTTAAAGAAAAGTTTCTCTGTTCAGCACAGTTTGCACAGGACATAGAGGCTATTGTCAAGAATGACAATCTAGGTTATATTGATGCTATCGTACATTATTGTGAACAAAATGCCATTGACGTTGAATCCGTGCCGAAACTCATTTCAAAACCACTCAAGGAGAAGTTGAAATGGGAAGCAACAGAACTCAACTATCTCAAACGTACCTCAAGAGCAAAACTGCCCTTATGACTGGTTTTGATTGCTACAGAACTTATCTAGCATTCAAGAATCATTTTACGAAGGATAACTTTGATTATTTTAAGTATGGTGGTAAGACAAACGCAACTACCACATCATTTAATAAGAGAAAGGACAAATATTTTTTTGAAAAGATGTCTCGTCAAAAGAAAGACGAAGATATTGTAGATTACTTCACTGCTATATTCTCTCAATGTGATGACCCACAAAGAATGTGGATTGGAGAGATCATAGAGACAGGTGAAGACAAATATAATGATTGGAAGAAAAAGATACAGAGTTTAAACTATCTTTTTAAACAAGAGATGACTGAACTTTGTAACAACAAAGATTTCAACTCTTTGTTTGAATGTAAGAATGGAAAACACCCAATCATTATCAAAGAGCATTTGAAAAAAAATATCACCACAGAAACGTTGGTGATATTAGATGGACTATTGGGATATAAAAAAGACTTTGATGCTAAGTTAGATGATTTTGTATGGAAAACCGTCAGTATGAAACTTGACAAATACAAACCGTTTTTGTTAAATAATATTAACCTTAAAAAGTACAAACAAACCCTCAAGGAGATTGTAGTTAAATGAAGTTTGATTCTAACAGTGAGTTTTTTGATTCAGAAATGGTTCAAGAGAGTCTTGAAGATATCAAAGAACTTCAAGATTTAATTACTAATGGAATCATTGATAAAGCTTTTGCTCCTGTAACTGGATATGAGGATGATGATTTAGAACAACTTGATTTGATTGAAGAGTTGTTAGAGAAACAGAAACTCATGTACTTTAGATGTAAGTTGTCGAAGGACGAAGATGCGATGTTAGTTGCAGAGAATATGAGAGAGTCACTTAGACAGATGGGCATGCCTAGAGGTGCAACTGTAGAACAGATGTTTGATAATTTAAAGGGTTCAATTCGTAAGTTAAGAGAAACACTTGACAACTAAATAGTAGTGTGTTATATTAAAAATGTTGGACGCAACATGGGAGTGACTGAATAAACTTACTGGCAACCGCTGGTTAAGGTGATGAGACACAGGTGGTGCTGCTGCTCGCAAGGGTAGAACCGATCAACCAATCGGGTCTCAGGCAATGACGTATTTACTTACTGTAGTAATGCCCGTTATTTGTTGGTACACAGGAATCCAACCTCCCTCTTTTTTTGACCTAAGATGCAACTCTATGAGTCGGGCAGATGGTCTCTCTAACACAAAGTAAAAATTAATCTAATAAAATCTAATGTCTTTTTCTAATCTTAAAAAACAATCCTCACTTGGTTCTCTGACTGCAAAACTTGTTAGTCAGGTGGAAAAAATGAACAAAGGTTCAAACGGTGTAGATGATCGTTTATGGAAACCAGAAGTAGATAAAGCAGGTAACGGTTACGCAGTAATCAGATTTCTCCCTGCACCAGACGGAGAAGATTTACCTTGGGTAAAACTTTATACTCATGCTTTCCAAGCATCTGGTGGTTGGTATATTGAGAACTCATTAACAACACTTGGTCAAAAAGATCCAGTATCAGAGCATAACTCACAACTCTGGAACTCAGGTGTTGATTCCGATAAGGAAGTCGCAAGAAAACAGAAACGTAAGTTATCTTATTACAGTAACGTTTATGTTGTAAAAGATCCTTCAAACCCAGCGAATGAAGGTAAAGTATTCTTGTTTAGATATGGAAAGAAAATCTTTGATAAGATAACTGCTGCAATGCAACCTGAGTTTGAAGATGAACAAGCAATCAACCCATTTGATTTCTGGGCTGGTGCAAACTTCAAAATCAAAATCAAAAAGGTTGCTGGGTATTGGAACTATGACTCATCTGAGTTTGCTGCTCCTGCTCCACTTCTAGATGATGACGATGCAATGGAAACAGTTTGGAAGAACGAATATTCTCTTGCAGAACTTGTTGCTCCAGATCAGTTCAAATCATATGAAGATCTCAAGAAGAGACTTGATTATGTTCTTGGTCTAACTGTTGCACCAAAAAGACAAGACCCCGAAGTTATTGATGAAGATAATAACTTAGAGGACTTGAGTGAAGGTCGTGCTGTTGTTGACACAACTCCATCCTCTGTGAATACAGATGAGGATGAAGAAGATGCACTTAGCTATTTTGCAAAATTAGCTGAAAATTAGAAAATACCCCGAAAAAATTTTCGGGCCATTTTTTACGCCAGAGGTCGCTCAAAGTGACCTCTTTTTTTATGGGGAAATTATTCTTGGATTCTCTGTTTTTTTGAGTTTATCAGTTACAAACTGTCTTGATGGTTTATATTCCATGATATCTTCAAAATCCTCTAAAAATATTGTCAAATACTCAGGTCTTAAAACATTGATATTTCTT